CTTGTTGTACGATGTCGGATTCAAAAAATGTCATTGTGTCAGCACGACCTCCTTAAGGATCTTTTTATAATGGAATACATCGATATTTAGGAATGGAGAATACTTTTCCATTCGCATCGAGAGAAATTCCCACACAGGATCTTGGAGTTTCTTATCGAAGTTCTTCTTGAACCCTAAGATCTTTTCCAACAGAATCAGAGTCTCCAGAGAGACGTTGTTCTGCAGGTGTTCTCTTATTATAACAGGATGTTTTGTCCCGTCAATGGAAAAAACAGAATCAAAGTTCTTATCTCCAAACAAATCGGATGTCTGTTCTTTGAAGTGATAAGAAAGCGATTGCATTCGCTTCTTCCATTCTGTGAAGTTTGCTTCTCCTGTCTGAATCATCTCTCCAATCCAGAGAGTCTGTGGATCAGTGCAGGAGACAAAGTTAGAGACAAAAAAGTCAACAACTTCCTTGTCATCTTTCTGACGACTCAGTTTCTCAAACCAGAAACGATCTTTACGTTTGTAGAAAGAGTTTATTGTTGCACGAGACTTACCACAATATTTGTGGTAATCATACTTCTGTTTTGTGAAATGGTTCTTGAGCGAGAGATATTGTTTGTAGGCGTCGAAGGGAGACACTTTAGGAATCACAGGGGCAACTTTGCGTGGGATGTACGACGCAAAAGGTTCAGAGTCTGTGCCTCTGCCTTCAGTTTCTCTTTCAATGGTTTAGAAATGAGTTTGGGAACTGATTCCACTTCGATGTTATTCTTCTCACAGAAAAACACAATCGCATCAATGTAACTCATTCCTCCATCGGTGTGAGCGATCTTCTCAATCTCTTCTGTGAATCTCTTGGAACAATAAAACTTGTTCTCAAAGAGTTCTTCCAGGTTCTGTTCTTCAGGCATACTCTCGCAACTTAAACTCAACAAACTCTCTAATATACTTGTCGAGAAGCTGGATGTACTTTCCTTTGTCTCGCTCTTCATAAACAACGCACTCTCCGTCCTCACAGGACATGATAATAACAAACTTCTTTACGATTATACCAGTTAATTCGAAAAGCATACAGGCATATGCTGCACACTGAACGAAGTAATCATCAATCCACTCCCGAGGTTTTGGTTTCTTCGATGTCTTGAAGTCAATGATGGCAAGTTCGCCATTGTGTTCTGCAATGCAGTCCACGGTCCCAGCAATACCAAGTTGCAGACTGTAAAGAGACTGCTCAATGGCATGGATGTTATCAATCTCATCCAACTTTGGTTTTGCTTGACTGAAAAGGAACTGCGAAAGAGGTTGGACCTCAGGCAGTTCCTGATTCAGAAGATAATTCTCAGCCAAGGTGTGCATGTCGGTTCCCCGACTGGTTGCTTTCTTGGTGATCTTATTTGCTTCTTCCTCTCCAACACGTTCACGCCACTTACGAAAGAACTCCCGTTTGATGTGACTGATCACAGAGGTAACAGAAACCAACTTCTGTCCATCAGGAGCATCATAATAACGAACCCCATCAATGGTCTGTCGATCCAATGTTGGGATGTCAATGTCAACGTGTTTGAAGGTCATAAACCGAGTTGTAATTTAGCCATGATGTATTCTTTCACCAAACCACTTCTGCAGATGTCCTCTGCTTGGAACTCAACAACATCAAAGGAAGGCATTGCTTGGATGATTCTCATGAAGTCCATGATGCCAGTCTTTTCAGTTGTCTTCACCAAGTCTGTTTGAGTTGCGTCACCGCAGAACATGATCTTAGAATCGATACCGATTCGGGTGATGATGGAATCGAGTTCGTGGAAGTTCAAGTTTTGGAACTCATCCACAATGATTATAGCATTGTCGAAGGTGGTTCCACGAATGAATGAGGTGCTCCAGAAACTAATCGTTCCCTGTGCCTTCAGATTATTATACAACATTTCAAATGCTGCATCATCAGGCATCTCAAACATGTACTTTACCATATTCTTGTAGGGAATTTGATAAAGTGAAGATTTGTCTTCATGATCACCAGGAAGAAAACCAATTTCACGGGTAGCGACAAGAGACCTAACGATATAAATCTTTTCGTAAGGGGACTTGGGGTCCAGAACCTCTTTAATTGCATTGTAAAGTGTGATGAATGTCTTGCCCGTTCCTGCACACCCGTAAGCAACCAGGTTTTTATCTAACTTATAACTCTCGAAATACTTTTCTTGATTTTCGGTAAGCGGTTCAATCTTTTTCATGTAATCAAGATTGATTGGCTTCTTTCTCTTCATTGTTTTGTTACTCATTCCGAAGGGAACAGGGTTAGTCGTGATACCTGCTTTTGCTTTTCTTGGCATTGATTAGTCGTAGTGTTTGAGTGTACTTCCTGGTTGTTTCTTTGCCTTACTGATTACATCCTTCCATCCTGGGTGTTTGGTGTACATCTTACTGAAGGGATCACCCATCTCAACTCCCAAGCAAGGAGAGTTAGTGGCATCGTAATACCTTTCCCACTCTGGGTTATCAATTTTCCACTGGTCCCAATCATTGATAGACATGACGACTTCCTTGTGTTCGCCAGTCTCCTTATTTCTCACAGGATATGTTGCCAAAATAATTCCTCCAGGTTTTCTATTTAGTTTCTCCCCAAGCAGCCTCAGCAATCACTGGGAACTGTTCGGTAAAGATGCGCTTACACTCAAGGGCAATGTCCATGTGTTCCCTCTGAGTTCCATTGGCAGATCTCAGGTCAATGTAGTGCAACCAGGAACGGAGAGAGCCAGACATATATAGACGAGTGGGACAAGCAAGAGGTAGAACAAACCGAGCACACTCTTTAGCAATTCCATCATCCAACATCTCCTGATAAAGTTTCATCGACTGGTCGAAATGATCCTTCATCTTGAGTCGATAATGATGAATCAGTTCGGGATCCACATCATCAATAGAGTTTTGACGATTCTTGGTGTCTTGGCGTCGCAGTTCTGGAATGGGGATCGTCTCTGAGAGTAGGGAACTATCAGCATAGCGTTGTGAGAACTCTTGATAGGTGAAAGATCTATGACGAAGAATTTGAGCTGCCAGACCCCTGGTGGTTTCAATCTCCAGAGTCATGAATGCCTGCTCAAAAATGCTCCAGTGCTTGTGCTTAATGCAGTAACGAAGGAGTCCAGCAAAGTTTTCATTATTTTGGTTTGCTGGATTAGACACCCTTGCACAGTAAGCACAATGCTCTTCTGCGTTAGGAGTATATGAGATCAGTTTTACATTCATTTGGTTTTCTTACGAATTTGTTTAAGTGATTTCAATTCAATCTTGATGTTTTGGTATGCTGTCTCTGCATCTATTTTACCACCCAACTCCATTGCACAAATCATTTCCACCCGAGTACCAAAGTGTTTCAGTGCCTCCTCAAAGGAGTTGAGTTGATCATACATTCCTGTATCTTCCGTAGTCTGTGTAATAAGCCTTATAAAATGCCACCACACCAGCACTGATCTCATTCCCCTGAGACACCCAGTCATGGGCACACTCATAAATGGATTCACTGCTGTGCTTTGGTGACCCATCTTCATTTAGGTCACTTCCAAACTGTCTCAGGAGAATGCCGAGAACCTCCTCTCTGAGTTTCATTCTCTTGTCAGAGTAACGCCAATCAGTCAGGGTATCCGTCGTCATCATCCCATACCTCATCGTAATCTGAAAGTTTTGGTCCTTGGTAATTCGTGTATGATTGCACATCCGAGTAAACCTCAGACTCCAATGCATCCACCAGGAGTTTGAGGTTCCTCACAATGATTTTGAGTTTGTCTTTTTCCATAAAAAAAGGGAGGATCTCTCCTCCCATTATAACACCTATACTTACTTGTTGTAAGTATGTCCGCGATAGCAGAAAGTGCCGTGAGTCTCAGATGGTTCGTGACCACAGAGTTCATAATCGACACCACGATAAGAGGTGGCGTGAATCTGTGCGTCGTGCAATGCAGATTGCTTTTCGATCTGCTTACGAATCAGATTGAGTGTGTTCATGATTTTGCTCCTGAAGAATGAGATTTTTAGGCCCCGTTCCTTCAGTCGTTTGCGGATTATGGTCTTCCTTACAGGAAGGATCTGTTCCTTCCCATGTTCTTGTCACAAAGTCCAGCTTTTGACTGGCATCAAGCAACTCTGAACGTAGGATCCTTTCTCTCATCCATGCTGACTGCTCACAATTGAGGTAGTGATCAGGATCAACAGGTGCTCTTTGAGTGATTAGATTCAAAAAGATGAGAAAATCAACCATAATCTGAACGATCCGTTCCGCGACTTACTTGCGTCTCATTCGCTATTCGCAAACAGCGAATGTGATGAACGATAGGTGTATTATAACACCAGTAATATTATTTAGTCAAATTAGTTACAAATTTGCATCCCTTGCTTCCTCAATCATCTTGGAGATGACGTTCTCTGTGCCATCCATGGTCTTGACTGCGAAGAGACTGGACTTCTGATACTTCTTCAGTTTCTTATACTTCTTAACGAGTGCTTGAACCTGGTCACTGTTCATGTCCAGACCTTCAAACTCTACATTGTAATCACCAAAACCACTCATGCTTTCTTCTTTCCTTTAGACTTAGCAGGGTTCTCCCAGATCTTGGGGTTGACTCTTCCTTCTGATTGTTCGAAGGTTTTCAACCCCTCTCTGTACTGATCCCAATAATAATCAA